CCTTGTCGTAGGCATCCCTGGCCTTATCAAGCTCGCCATCCAACCTGTCCACTTCCGCTTCAGCCCTAAGGGCCTCGGGGCTGTCGTCGCCGTATTTGTTCGCCGCGTTGTCAGCATCAGCTATCGCCTTGTCGTAGGCGTCTTCTGTGTCTTCCACTCTCGTCGCCGCGTTATCGGACTCCGACACAGCCGACCCTTCACCCGAAAATCGTCCTGCCTCGTCGCGGAGCTGATCCTCACTGTACCGAATCTCAGGAGTGACCATCGTTGATCTCCTTTCATCGCCCACGACTCCCCCCATCTGCTTATAGACGTACGCAACTACCGCGTAGGGCTCGTCGTAGTCGTCCCACTTTTTCTCGACAGCCGCCTTGGCCTTTTCCCAAATGTCTTCGTCCGTGGCCCGATCCCCCCGCTCCATGTAAGTAGCGGCTTTTTGACCAAACTTGTTGTTGCCCATGTCGACGCCCTTGCCTCCAGGCTCTCTGTACCAACCAACGGAGTCGCTTCCAGGTTCTTTTTCTCCTCCGCCACCAGTACTCCCCTCACCTTCACTAAATTTTCCCAACTCATCCCTTGGCTGATCCTCACTGTACCGCATGAGAACTTCCTGTACACCGGCCAGCCGCTTTTCAATGTCGCTCATACGACAGGCACCGCCACACAACGACAGTTAATGATTTCGCCCGGCTCGCCGTCTGGATCGCCGGGAAACAAAAGACCGTTGGGCCAGTGTTCGCCCATCTTCACCGTCGTACCGTCCTGGTCTTCGTGAGACTTCCGTACCACCTCATCATCAGCCGTTGTCCACTCATGCTCCTCGACACCTTCCTCAGCCATCGCTTCATTGCGGCTGGCGTTAGTCATGCCGGCCGTCTCGGTTCGGGCGATCGTGAGGGATCTTGACGAGGCGAAGTTGAAGGTGGTGCGAATCCGGTCCTGCAGTTGGCTGATCGACTCTCCCTGCGTGAGACCTTCCTCCATTTGGCGGGCAAGGCCTTTGCGGATCGTGTCGTTAGTGCTGGTTACGAAAATGTCTTCCCTGTTCTTGATGATTGCCAACATCTTTGGATCTTCGATGTTGAAGGACCAGTTGCCCCCAAGCTCCTCAAAGACCTGCTTAACAGAGGCCTCGGCAATTTTGTTATACAACGGCCGATGCATCAGGCGCATCTGGGCGTCCCATTTTTTGCGGTCAAACAGGGAATCGTCCACCGTCGCCCGCACCATGCTCCTTGTCAGCGGTATAACCTCAATGCGTTTAAGCTGCTCGGTGCGAAGCTCCATCAGATAGCGTTTGAAGCGAGCCCTGAACTTGGCCTCGAAGGGATCCATCACAGCCGCAACAACGGCGTTCCACTTCTTAGTTTTCTGGCCGGCCCTGCGGCGTTCCAAGCGGTGCTTAATCAGCTCGCGGATCTGAGCCTGTGGCATCTGGTAGACGCCTTCGGGCCCTGGGCCGCTCGGAAGCTGAATTGGCCTAGCAACGCCAGCGGGCCTGTCCGACGGGCCCACCTCATCTTCGTGCCCCGGCAAAAGAAGTGCTGGCTCTGTTTTGCTGGGCGGAAATTCCAACGCTCCGGCAGCTTGCTGAATCATCTCGACCGGCGTGAGACCCTGATCCATAAGAGCCTGATTACCCCAATCGACTTCCTCCATGCCGAGATTCATCCGCTCGTTAACCATGTTGAGGGTATAACCCAAGCCCAACATCTTGCGGCTTGTGTTCACCAACGTATCGAAATTTTCACGCAAGGCCTCAATCGTTGAGAGGTCAAACTCTCCCCAGTATTGGGCCTTGCCATTGACGACAAACAAGAATGTCCACAGCGTGTCCTCGATCATCTTCATGATCGGGATGAGAGTCTTGGCCCAAAAACCCTTGTCGGCTGACTGAGCCGTGGCGTAGTTGAGGTTCTCATGCATCGCCACTTCGCTCTTGGGAACCTTGTAGATTGCAAGAAGTTCGTTCAGGGCCATATCACGGAGCTTGGAAAACTCCATTTCGCGATGAGTAGCGCCAAACTCCTTAATGTCCAGGCCGCCTTCCATGATGGCCAGCTTGCGGCGCTTCCGATAACCCTGGTGGCGGTCCTGCCAGGCCTCGCGGATCTGAGCCCGTGTCTCTGGATCCAACGTCATCTGCGACATGATCACAAGGCCCGGAGACGCATCATTGTCGAAGAAGGCCTCGTTGTAGCGGGCAGCCTTCCAGTCCTGGCGTGTGGCCAGCTCAGACGCTTCCCAAGGTGCCAGGCCCCGCAGCGGCTCGTACGGATTGTAGTACTTGAGGTGAATGATCTCGTGCGGTTCGTAGACCGTCGGTGTCGCTTCTCCTTGCGGCCGATGCACCCAAGCGACGATCCGCTTCTTGGATTCATCGACCATATGATCCCAGTCTTTACCGTTAGTGGGCCAGAGCTCAAACGGCATCTCGCCCGGCGCCAAACGCCTGTCGTTGCCCTTGGGCTCCTTGATGACGATGCACTCGCCCGACAACGACAGCCACACAAGAATGCTCTCCCAGAACTCCGATCGAGACATGCTGGGATTGGGGCGATCGAAAAGGCGTAGCCACTCACTGCCCGGATCGTCTGACTGAATCTTGACAGGATCTTTTTCTGTGCCGCCGTAAATACAAAACGGCACCTGAGCGATGTTGCGGGCTATTGCGTTGATGACCGCATAGGTCCAGCCATGCTGGCGATACGGCTCTTGAGGACCCGCATCGCCGGCCGCAAACCGTAAACGCATGGGGGCAAAGAAGCCCCTATCCTTTTCGGGAAACGAAGGCTTGCCTTGGCGTACCAAAGGCGCATGCGGCACGTCGGCCTTCATCAACAACGCTCCCATCGACCGCTGACGATATGTTTTCTTAACTGCCATGCAACAGAAAAATGCCGTATTCGTTTGTGATATACGCTACTCAGTACTAACAAAAGCTCCTCGACCGTATCTTCGGATCTGCCATGCAATGCCCCAGGCAACGATGCGATCGTCGTGGTAGCCTTCGCGTGCCGAATACTTGCCCGACCCGTTGTCCTCAAAGGTGAACATCTCAGCGAGGAAGTCCTTGTCGTTGACTCTAAAGGTGCTCTCATCCATCGCAAGCTGCAAACCATCTAGCAGAAGAGGCCTCGTCTTCTCGTTTGTCTGCCATCCGAGCTTTGGTGTCGAGCCGTATGCCGCATAGTCCTGATGTCTGTACAGGTTACCGTAGTGCAGAGTGTTCTGCAGGGTATTCAAGGTGCTGTGGCCGTGGTTATTGGCCTCGACCGCGATCAAGGCCTTGTTGTATTCCAGCCCCAACTTAGCGACTTTTTGCGCAGTCACTTCCGGCCTAAGACGCCCATGCAGGACAGCAACCTGCTCGGTAGTCTCCACATCAACGACCCCAGCACAGGAGAAATCCCCATGCGGTGTGCCTTCCGAAGTATCTACACCAATCACGTATCGATGCCCCGGCTGTGGTTTCTTCCAGATCGTTATTTGTCCGTTGTCCCGCGTCTCGATCGGCTTGGGGCATTCCTGCAGCAGGCGACGTGCAATGGATAGATCAAAGAAGTGCTGGCCGCTGACAATGAAGCAGGTGACGTCGTCCTCGGGGTACTCTTGGGCGAACAGAATCTTCAATGACCGTTTACGATCGCGACGCCATTTAATTTGCTCCGGCGTGAGGCTATGCTTCTTGGCAAGGCCTTTTTCTTCGTCGTCCAAAGTGGACATAATGGCTTGGCGTTCCTCTTCATCTGCTGTTGAAAGGACGTTCTCCGTGTCAACAAACCAAGGTAGGAAAATTGGCGTCCACTCGTTTGCTCCGTCAGAGGCCTCTTTCCAGGTCTCGTGGAACCAGTTGCCCGAACCGTTAGGCGTACTCTCCAAAACGATGTCGCCTTGAGCAGCCGCTTCCAAAAGGCCAGCCATCACATTGCGAACATCGCCTTCCCAAAACGCCACTTCAGATCCATGCACACGCTGTAAGGTTGTCCCTCGACCAATCGCCACGGCTCCGGCCGATCCCACGTAGAACTGACTGCCCAAACGATCGAAATGAAACACACGCCGATTCTCCCGTTTGCGATGAGGCCGGAGCTGTTCGGGCAGCTTGCTGTAGAACAGATGCACCATTTCGAAGATCCGCTCCACCGCGTCCGTGGAGTGGGCCAAAGTCACCGCATGCTGATAGGGACGGGTTGCGCATGTGTGAAAACTGATCGCCTGCTCGTTTGTGGTGATGCCGCCCTGCCGGTACTTGAGGATCATAAAGCGGCCCGGACGCCCACCTGTCCGTGTGCGGGTTTCCGCCTTTACGCGCTCGACATATTTCTGCACACTGTTGGGGTGGAACGGTACCAGAGCGCCGGCCTTGCTGCGGATCCAAAGAAGACGCTCTGCATAGGACAACGGATCGCGTAAGGCCTCTTTGAGGAGAGACGGCATCAGTCAATGTTGGGCAGACGTGTCGCTGTCGTTTGCTTCTCCAGCTTCACCGTCACATGCTTTTGGACTCCGTCTCGTTCGCGTTGAAGCTCCATCACCATCGTATCGTAGTCGAGGCCTTCAGGAGTCCTGGGGCCGTCGACTGGTTTTGCGATGCCTAACAGATCCATCTCAAGCCGAATGAGCTTTTCCAAGTCAGCTACCTTAGTGGGGCCCACCTTGTCTTCAGCAGCCAGCTCTTCCCAATGCTGTATAGAGGAACGCACTAGCTTGGCAAGCTCCAGCCGTCGTTCAATGAAGTATCTGGCGTGCTCCTTGGAGAGCTCTTCGATCAGTTCCCTGTCCCGCTTGCCTGCCTTTAGATCCCAACGATCGTCTTTCACCCATCGATGCACGAGGTGGTGGCTAACTGAAAAATGTTTTGCTACACGGTTTATGGAACGGCGTGGACCTAAGTAGTACCAGTACTCAAAAGCCAAATCAGAGGCCATCGCCTGGCCTTGACGGTCGATACGCCTGACCGCTCCTTTGGTGAGAGGCAGAAGCCGTTTGGCACCCATGCCGTTAGAGATATGTAAAGGCGGACCGGCGTTCAACAAAAATCGGTTTATTAGAAGTCCACACAGTGGAATACATCCTACGCTCTTAGAGGTAAAACCAGCTTGGTGTGGAAACACCGCAGCAGCCGGCACGAAAAATTCTGCCGCACGCTGCGATAGGATGCGATGACGGGCATTTCTCGGCAAAATTCAGTGGACTGTCGCCGTGTTTTTAGCGTAAAAACTAATTGTCTATTTTTTGAAATTTCCGCTGCGGAATGTGGACACTTTTAGGTACGACCTTTCAAAATCGCCCTGTTGTTTTGATAAAAATAGATTATACATATATAAATATAGTCA